CCGCTGTGAGCAAGGCCAACATGTCCGAGCAGGTGCGCGTGATTGCACCCAAGGACGCCGGTTACGTCGCTCTGATCAACACGCAGGTTTCTGCGTAAAGAGCACAGTGTGCAGCTAGGTGCCCCCTATCAGGGGTGTGAGGGTTCGTACCCTCACTGCACATTTGGGGGCAAGGTTGCAGCGCGGGTATCGTAGACCCTACCCGTGCTCCCTTGCCTCCATAGGCAACGTCAACGTCTGAGCGCCCGCCTACGGGCTTGACGCCTGTGGTGAGGGTGGTACCCTTCGGGGAGTGGTAGCGCGTCCCGCTATCACCCTCCGTGAGCGCGTGGGGCAGGGGAGAGATGGGGATAGGTGGCCGTCGTGGGTCGTTTTCTCTCTCCTGCCCTTAGCGTTTGACTCACACGGGGGTATCCAACCCTCAATCTACGTGGGGGGAGTCTGACGTTGGGAGAAGCCTATTCGATTGGTGGTCGTAATAGTGGCATGCCTAATGCTCATGTTAGTGATATCGAGCACGACACAAGCACACGTTACGAAGATACCAAAGAGATGTGCAAGCAAGATAGCCCCCCGATTGTGCGCTATTCACTGGCATCGACACCGAGCCAATGTAATGCGCCATAAGATGAACCTCAAGCCGATTCCGTATCATTGGGTAGCCGAGAGGTATCCAAGTAGACGTAACCGGATTTTGAGCTATTGGATACGAGTGCAGAAGAGGGAAGCTAAGAGGCTAAAGCATTATCATCCCCCGGTTGCACACGGTAACTACAACTCACCCAAGTATGCAGGTCTGCTTTGCATTCACACACATGAAGGTGCATGGAACGCAAACACCGGTAACGGGTATTATGGGGGCTTGCAAATGGACATATCGTTCCAGCAAGCATATGGGCCAGAATTCTACCGTCAGTACGGTACGGCTAACAACTGGCCTGTCATCGATCAGCTAATCGCTGGTTATCGAGCAGTACAATCAAGAGGCTACAGTCCGTGGCCGAACACAGCAGCCATGTGTGGCTTGCTGTGAAACGGGCGCTATTACTTACGTTCATTGCAGCACTGGTATTAGCGACTCCTGCATCAGCAGCAACGCACAATCACTTCGGCAGAATGTTTGACAATCTGCCGGGATTCACGACTCCAACGACTCAAGACATACTCGACCTGTCACTAGCCGACAAAGACCCGGTAACATCGCCGGACAACCTGAAAGAACCGGCTGGTATGACGTATCTAGGTCAGTTTGCGGATCACGACCTTACGCTCGATTTGGTACCGCAACCGACGACACAGATCGATCCAACGACGATCCCGAACAACCGGACGTTCATGTTCGATCTTGATTCGGTGTTCGGGCAAGGGCCGGTAAACGATCCTGCACTATACGCTGCCGATCATAGGCATCTCTGCATACAGGCAGTGAATCCGAATGGTGTACCTGATCTATGCCGTAATGCGACAGGGGCAGCGATCATCCCTGATGGACGTAACGATGAGAACGAGATTATCGGTCAGATTCAAGTCGCGTTCATCCAGTTCTACAATCGCCTGATCGACCAGGGTAAAACACCTGGCGCAGCACGTAAGACTGAGCGACATTATTGGCAGTGGATCGTACTACATCAGCTACTTCCAACGTTCGTTGGTCAGAGCGTTGTGAATGATTATCTGCGACCACTAGGCAACAGTCGGTATTCGCTACGCACACCGCTATATCCAAAAGATACATACACACCGGTTGAATTCGCGGTTGCCGCTTATCGACTACACACCATCGTACGGCCATCGTATGCGATCAACGACAACCCTGATGGCAGTGCGAACAGAGTGGACGTGTTCAATGCGAGTGGCAACGATCTACATGGTGGTAGGCAACTACCTGCTGACCATCTGATCGAGTGGGGGAATTTCCTGCCACCGTTGGCAGAGCAGCCACCGATTGTGAACGGTGTGCCGTCCGATGACTTCAACTTCGGTAGGCCGTTCGATCATCTCATCTCACCTAGCCTGTACAACCTGCCGATACCCGGTGCGGAGCCAAGTGGTTCAAACAACCTGCCGTTCCGTAACATCACCCGTGGCGTGTTCTATAGCTTGCCAAGCGGTCAAGCGGTAGCTAAGGCGATGGGATTGACACCGATCCCTGCGGATACGATCAACCCAACGTCTGATGCCGTGTTTGATACGGCAACTCCACTATGGCAGTACATCAATGCGGAAGCTGCGATCAAGGAAGGTGGAGCGAGGTTAGGCCCGGTAGGAGCAGCAATCGATGCTCAAACATTCCTTCGGGTACTTGCTTCAACGCCTAACAGCATCGTGCATGTTGATACAGGTAGTAGGGTAACGATCAGTTTCCGACCATCCAAGCGGTTCATTGCACCGTGTGACAATGGCTTCACGTTCACATCGTTCGTGGTGTTTGCTGGTGCGGCGGACTGTCCAAGCTAAGAAAGGTCGTTGCTGTATATGTAACGAAAACTGGTACAAATGGGATCGATGGCACTATGTGCGTGTGATTCACACAGAGTGCTGGAAACGTATCGGTTATCGTAGTGAGTACGGTTACACCGAACGCGGTGACCTATACATTCGTGATGATCCTGTACCACCCGACAAGGTAGGTAGTGCCCGAGGCTAGTTCATACACACTTCGTGCCCGCTGCCAACCCAGCAGAGTGTGTATGAGTACCCGCTAGCGAAGCTACTAACAAGCACCAGTACGCCACCTCCCCCCGTGCGGCTGGTGCGGTATGGGTGATAAGCATAACGTCGGGTAGTCACCCATATTTTTATACGGAGGATATGGTGGAGGTCTACTGTAACGAAGGCTCACATTGGGTCGATCATAGAGATATCGATAAAACAAGTGGTTGGTGCAAGATGCACTCACCACAGAATGCACACAAGTGCGTCATCATCTGCGAAGATTGCGGGCGCATGAAAATCTCTGATTGGAAACACCGTCGCACCTGCTCGACCTGCCGCGAGAAGGCCGCTGGCAGGCCCAGGCACAAGTGCCCCCTCTGTGGGGGGTCGAAGCGGCGGCTGGCTGTGGTATGCTCGTCGTGCGCCGTATACCTCCCGATCATGCAGGCATACACGGAGAAGTCTGCTACTGTAGGCGCTCGACAGGGTTGGTCACGTTTACAGCGTAAACGGTGGGTACTGGCGAAAACCAGGGAGCAACGGGAAGGGGACATATGGGCAGGTTCTTCCACAGGCTCGCACAACTGAACAGTGCGTTTCTAAGTAAGAGCCTACGCGCACTTGCTGAACAAATCGAGCACCTGTTTCCAGGCCCGCCAGTGTGGGCATCACCACCGATATTCCATACAGAAGGAGAAACACAAATGGGCATGATTTCTGTGCAGGACGATGCATCACCGTTGCATGCAAGTGTGACGTTCCTCGATGCAGAGGGCAATCCGGCAACTCCCGACGATGTTCCTCAGTGGAGCAGCGACAACGAGGATGCCGCAACGGTTGAGGCGTCTGAGGATGGTATGTCCGGTACCGTCACCATTGGTGCACCGGGCGCAGCGATCATCAGCGTTGACACGACCAACGAGGACGGGTCTACCGTTCATTCGCAGGGCACGATTACTGTTCTCTCCGGTGATGTTGTTTCCGGTGATGTGCAGTTTGACACGGCTGACACGGGCACGGGAGAGCCGGTAACGTAAGGATCAATCTGTCACGCGCTAGGGAGCCAGTGATGGATTGATAGCCGAGGTAGCAGACGTTCACGGTAGGCGGTGACCCGAGGCAGGAGCGGCGGACTGCACGATCTGCTACAATGTGCCACAGACGGTTCCATCCGTAACTCTTACAGGTTACAAGGATGATTGGGTTCGATTCCCAATGGTGGCATCCACCACCAACACGGCGATGGCCGACTCCATCGAGAAAGGAACATAGTATGGCTATTGACGTAGCAACCCCCCGTTATGTACGTCAGGACTTCCAGCTTGAGGACTTGAAGAAGCTGAGAGGCATGCCGTATGCGGCCAATTGGAGTGAAGTCGGGTGCATGAAAACCTCGACCGCTCTGTGGGATGCAGAGGACACGCTTGACGCCGACCCCCCACAGGGGCGTGGGCCGCGTGTGCTGATCATCACCACCAAGACCGGCAAAGACCCGTACTTCCAGGCGTTGCCTGAGATTCTGCCTGAGTGGAATTTCTGCAACGTGAAGGCTAGTAGCGTTGAGTGGGTCAAGGGTGGTAACGATCCTTCCGCACCACGTGTGGTACTTGCGCACTATCACTGCTTCACCAATAAGGCAGCGATGCTCGATGCATTGGCTATGGTCAAGTGGGACATGGTTATCATCGATGAGGCGCATAGGATCAAGAACCGCAATGCGCAGTGGTCGAAGAACATTCGCAGGCGGATCAAGACGAAGTACCGTCGTGTGATGACAGGTACCGGTTTCGTCAACACGCCCGATGAGGTATGGGCGCTGCTCAACTTCTTGGATAGCAAGCGGTGGTCATCGTACTGGAAGTTTCGTGAGCGGTACTGTGTCGAAATCGAGGTATCAGGGTTCCGCAAGGTTGTCGGCATTCAGCCCAGGTACAAGCAGGAGTTTCGTAATCTGTTAGCTGAGATTGGTGTGCGACGTACTAAGAGCGAAGTGTTCAAGGACTTGCTTGATCCGATTCACACGCCTGTGTACGTTGAGCTATCACCGACACAGCGACGCATGTATAACGAGGTAGTCGCATACCTCAAGACGCTGGATTCCGATGGCGTCCCGATCACGTCGCCCAACGTCATCTCCGCGCTCACCAGGCTGCGCCAGATCGCCGTGGCGACCCCGCGAGTGGTCGGGACATACTCCGACCCCAAGACGGGCCGGAAGATAACTGAAATCGAGCTAGAAGAGCCGAGCAGCAAATTCGATGCGGTGATGGAGATACTTGAGGGCATGGAGTGGGATGACGACCGTAAGGATAGTGTGGTCATCTTCTCGCAGTTTGCTAAGGCGTGTGACCTGATGGAAGCACGGTTGGAGAAGGCAGGTATTAGCTACATTCGCATGTTGCCCAAGCACAACGAGCACAAGCGGCGGGAGATGGTGCAGGCATTCCAGAACAAGGAAGCGCAGGTGTTCTTGTGCACCATCGATCTAGGCGGTGAGAGCATCACGCTCACGGCAGCACAGACTCAGATCAACATTGACAAGAGTTGGAGTCCGGGTAAGATGATGCAGGCAGATGGACGTACGCATCGACCAGGGCAGACGGGTCAAGTACAGATCATGGGCATCCACGCCAAGAACACCATCGACAACCGGGTGCAGAATAAGTTGGACAAGTCTGCATCATGGTTCAAGATGCTGTTTCCTGACCGGTAGCCCGCTT